GCGCGGTCGACCAGCGTGGGCCATTGGCCAGTAGCCATCTCAGTATCTCCTAAGGGTTGCGCGCGATTCCGTATGTAGCGCTTGACAGAGCTGACCAGCCCAGATACAACCGATCATCGCTTCCAACGATGAGGAAATATCATGGCTGATCGTCCCGAGATGACTCAGGATTTTGTTCGCTCGCTTCTGGACTACGATCCAGAAACGGGCATATTTCGATGGAGACGGCGCGAGCCAGACCTTTTCAAAGATGTGATTGTTCACATCAATGGGGATCGAACCGACAATAGTACTGCCAACTTGCGCCTCACTACGGCGCAGGGCGATTGCTTTCGATGGAATGCCCAATTCGCCGGCAAGGTCGCTGGGACCACCAACACCAATGGCTATCGGCGCATCAAGTTTTTCGACAGCTTTTACCTGAGCGAACACACTGCGGCGTGGCTCTGGGTCTACGGCGAGTATCTTCCCGGTAAACTCGACCACATCAACGGCATCAAGGCCGACAACCGCATCGCCAATCTTCGCCGATGCACGCACTCCCAGAATCTCGTCAACCGACCCGCCCCGAAGAACAAATCCGGCGAGCTTGGCATTTATTGGGAGCCCAAACGCGGGACATGGAAGGTGACGATCCGCCACCAGAACCAACTCATCTGGGGTGGGCGCTTCCGAGACAAAGCGGAGGCGATTGCAAAACGAGACGAACTTCTCGCGCAAAGCCATCCCGATTTTCGGTCTCGTCAGGGCGCTCATTAGCTGTCCATGCCCCCACGTGGACGATCGTAAAATCCGTCCTGCCGCTTAGCGCCAGGCGGGGCCTTGCCGATGGTCTTGGGCGGTAGAATGTTGACCGGCGACTGCATGGGCTCGTCGACGAAAGCGGCGAGGTTGTGCAGCATGCGCCAGAACGCCGGATGACTGCCGGCCCCGGTGACGCGCAGGAAATGTTCGAAGTCCGGCATGTCCTTCGCGGGAACGGCGGCGTCCCTGACGCGCGCGACGGCGCGCTTGGCGGTCTCGTAGCCGGCGCCGCCGATCTCGGGATCGGCCATGATCTGCTTTTCCCAATCGGCCAGCGTATTGTTGAAAAGCTCTGTTTGGTCGCCGCGGACCTTGTTGACCGCCTCGACGACGCCCTTGGCGTGCAGGTCCATCAGCGCTTGCGCGCCCTCGACGGGATTGGCGCGGAATGTGTCAAGGGCGGTCGTCAGTTCCCCCTTGCGCTCGTCATTGATCTCGAATCCTTCGGGAACCTCATATTTGTAGTCGATTGGCTCCAGCGGCGCTGGCTCGGCGGGAGCGGCCTCGACCTTTGGCTGCTCGCCCTCCGGCTTGGTGGCTTCCGCCTCGGGCTTCTTTTCGGTCTCAGCAACGGCGGGGGCTTCTGGCTTGGTCGCGGTCTCGGCTGCGAGTTCCTTGGAGACGGTCTCAAGCAGCGTTTCCTTGATGGCGGGTTGTTCGGCCGCGACCGGTTCCGACGTGACCTGTTGCGCCTCTGTTACAGGAACCGGAACGGTCGCGGCCTCCACCACCGCCGGCGCGGCGGGTGTTTCGGTTGGTTGAGCGGGGGCGATGGGTTCTAGGTCAGCCATTTTTCACTTCACGTTTTCGTTTGACGGCGAAATCCGGGTCGCATTCGTCGTGCATCGCCCATACGCTATCGCGACAGCGCTTGAGCAGTGATTTGTAAAGGCGCTGGCCAACTTCCTGCCGACCGGCCTCGAACCATGTCGATTCACTCTGGGGAAAACCGTTCGGCCCAACGGCGAATCTGGTCTCAAAGGCGTGGCAATCAAGCGTGAGGAACTGCCACATAACGCGGCGTCCGACGGGATCGCCCATGACAGCGGCCCAAAACGCGATGCGTTCGGCTTCTTCCTTCTCGATGCGGGAAACGCGCTTGTTGTAGCCCGACGGTGACGCATTAGGCTCTCCGCCTTGTGCCGGGCCGTCGAGTTTATCCAGAGGATCGCGTTCGTCTTCATCGCTCATGCCGCGCTCGCCGGGACGATCAGGCCGCTATTGGTCGCGGTCCAACCGGTTTGGCTGATGTTGCGCTCGCCGCGCGGAAGCGGGCGGAGGTTCGCGCCGACGACATTGGTCTTGGCGTGGCGCATTTCATTGGCCTTATCCGCGCACCAGCGCAGGAACTCGGCCAGCTTGACGAACATCGGGTGAAGCGTTCCCTCGGGGATCGGGCGGCGAACCACGACGCCGGGCGTGTTTGATTCGACCTCGACGCCGCGCAGCCATTCGCCAGCCAAGCGATGCGCCTCTGGAATCTGGCGGGCGATCTCGAGCCAACGGTCATCCTCGCGCCAGAACGCGGTCTGCTGGAACGAGCCCTCGATCAAGGCTAGCTCGTCGCGCAGGCTGAGATAGGCGGGGCTGGAAACGGGGCGCTTGGCGAGCGCGTCGCAATCCTCGGCGGCCTGCTTGAAGCTGGCCACCATGCGATCGAAAATCTCGGCTTCGGTCAAAACGCTCATGCGGTGACATTGAGCGGCGCGGCTTGCGCTTGTAAATGGACTGCCGTATCATGCCGTATTAGATCGAATAACGCGGAATGGGTTCGAAATGATTTCGAATGGCAAGGATGATACAATCGACGACCCGCTCCTCAACCGCAAGGAAGCCGCGCGCTATCTCAATGCGCTCGGCTACACCATCGCGCCGCAAACGCTGGCCGAGATGGCGTCGAACAACAATGCCGGCAAAGGTCCGCCGTTCATCAAGTTCGGCTGGTCGCAAGTCAAATACCGCCGCGCGGAGCTTGACGCTTGGGCGAAATCTAGGATGAGGGACGTCAGATGACCGACGACCCCCCCCAAAATCCAAGCATTATGCCGTCTACATGCGGACGTTGGCAGACGGCACAAAGCTCAAGATCGATAAGATTCTGGCGGATTTCATGGAAGAACAGGCCGCCGGAGCGATTAAGCGCCTTCTTGACGCCGAGGAAAAAGCGCATATGGAGGGAAAATGACCGAGATGGTTGAGCGCGTAGCAATCGCAATAGCGTGCGAAGAACTAGGACTTGTCCCCAGCGATTGGGAAAAATGCTGGCCTACTGCAAAGAACAAATATCGCGAGGTTGCTCGCGCGGCCATCGCCGCGATGCGCGAGCCGACGGCCGCGATGATCAAGGCCGATGGAAATGGAGAACTCGACTCTTGGATTAAGGAAGATTGGCAAGACATGATCGACGAGGCGCTAAAACGATGAAAAACGCCCCAATCGACATCGACAAAATCCACATCTGGCCGACTATCACGCGGGATGGCGATAGATGCATTCGTCATCCCCCGCCCCCCATAAGCGCGCCGAGCGCGTTGCTTGGCCCGATATTGGCCTGTGACAGGTTCTTCGCCGCCTCGGTCATCGCCATCGCCTCGCCCGGCTGCTGCGCCTGCTGCTGGCCTTTCTCGCGCGCTTGATCGTGCGCAGCGACTTGCTCCTCGGTGAAGAACAAGTCCTGCGGGCAATTGTTGATTTCGGCATAGCGTCGCCATGCCTTGGCCAAATCCATCACGCGCAGCGGATCGGGCAGCGACGCCGCCTTGGCCGCGCTCGATAGTTGGCCGCCAATCGCCAGCGTGTCTTTCAACGCCACGCCTTCGGACGCCAGCTGCGCCAGGCGCATGATCGAGGTGTAGGCGATCTTGAGTGGGATTGGTCCACCGCCCGGACCTCCGCGCAGCAGGCTCGCCGGCATCGGCTTGAGCAACTTGCGCCGCTCGGCGATCGCCATCACCCGCCGCAGGATGATCGATAGTTGCCCCTCGGCATTGCGGATGACGGGTCCGAGTTCCTGCAGGCGCTCCAAGTCGCGCTTGGTCAGTTCCAATTCGTTGCGCGGCTGCACGCCGGCCATGCGGGTGATCGCCATGAATACTTCGACGTATAGGCCCTTCTCGATGCGCGCGTTCACCATCGCAATGTCTTGGGTGATTCCAGGGAGCCACGCCGGATTAACCTCGAACAGCGGCCAAAACCCCTTTTTCTGGCCATCGCTCGTGCAATAGGTCGTCTGGCCCGGCATGGTCGAGGCGGGCTCGTTCTTCAACGCCGGGTCAGCGCCCATCGGCGGTCGAACACCCTTCTCGATGAATTCCGCCTTGCGGAGCGTTTCGCGCTGAACCTGCTTGTTATCGCCGAGCGCGTCCATGCACGGCCCGCGTCCGTAGGCGTCATTGCTGGTCGTCGCCCATCGGAACGCCGCGAACGGAGTCTCGTTGAAGCCGCGCTTGCTCAATGGGCGCGGGCTTTTCTTAGCCTTGAGCCAATAGACCTCGCGCCAGATGAACTTGGCCGGGACATATTGGATCGATCCTTCCTTCTTGCCGCTCTTTCCGCGCTTGCCTATCGGGAAGTTCGGCTCGATCGTGTGACAGACGACGAATTCCAGATTGTGCGATCCGCCGCCCTCTTTCCAGAGAATCTGAATATCCTGCGGGCAATTCTCAAGCTGAAACATATCGACAATTTGCTGCACCGTGTAGGTGAATTCGCGCGAGAACCGGTCGACTGAATTGCGCCCGCCCATGCCAAGATAATACTCGCCCGGCGCCGGCAGATAGAGCCGGATGACATCCTGCTCGTCCTCGTAGACGACGATTGGAGCCGTGGCGAACACGGTCTCGTCATGGAACATCGACGCCATTTGCTCGTAGAAATTGGATTCGTCCAAAATCTTGTAGACGCGGCGCTGCGTGTCCTCGATCCACTCCTTGGCGTCGGCGTCGAGTTCCACGCCTGATAGCGCGCTGTCGTATTTGAACCACGGACGCGCCGGATTGGTCAGCCCGCTCCACATGCCGGTGGCGCATGTGCGGGTGGCGAGCAGTCCGGTCGAGTCAATGATCGAATCGTTGATCTGGCCGCCCCTCCACATCTTGTTAGCCACTACAAGCCAAACGTAGCGCCGAGGGTTAAAGTATTCAGCAAGTCTCGACCAGTGTGTCCACCACGACCAGCGCCATTGCCGGTCGGAATTCATTTGCTGTTCAAGATGACGGTAAACATCATCCCAATCGGGATCTGGCTCGGTCTCCGCGCGCCTCGGCTCTACCGGTTGACGCGACAGCATCGTCGGACCCATGGACGCATAAACCGCCGCCGGGTCTTCCATCGTGACGAGTGAGAGCCGCGCCATCGGTTACGACCCCAAAGCTGATTTGAGCCCCTGATTCGCGGTAACAGGCGTCGCCGCGCCTTGATCGCTCGACGTCACGGTGCCGCCGAACCCGCCTTTTCCAGCCGCGCCGGCAGCCGCCGCGCGCTGGGCGGCCTGCGTCTGCTGGATGGTGGAACTGGCCATGGTCGACGGCAATGGCGGCGGGGGCGGAGGCGTGGGCGGGATGATCAGTTGCGATTGCTGGCCGCCGCCACCGCCAAATAGGTTCGAAAAGAAGCTCATGCCTAGCTCCGAAATGGGTTGAATCCGCCGTCTGCGTGCTCGGTCTCGCAAAATGGCTCGAACTCTTGAACGCGGTGCAGCGGCGCGTGGATGGCCTGATGACGCGGCACGACCGGCTCGGCGAAGGTCAGCACGAAAGCGTCCGATTCATCGGGGCTGAATCCGATCTTGGCTTTCACATCGACCTTCGGCTCCAGCAATATCACATCATTGCGCATGATGTAATTGGTCTGCGTCAGCGATTTGACCAGCTCGTCGCTCTCGCACAGCGCCCCGCCACGCTTGATCCATTGTACCGCGTCCCAGTGCATTTCGGCGCGCTTATTGTGAAATTGCCGCTTGTCGTGGGCACTGCCACCAAACTGAATACCGATCGGCGAGCGGCCGATCTGGATCAATTGGTCGCGCCAGCCAGCGCCATAACCGCCCGAGGCGTCGAGAAAGCAGGCGTCCGCCACGCCGCCGACGCCGGGGAACTCTCCCCAGGCGCGCGACACGAGGCTAGCGCCGTCGATCGAGTTGATATGGCGATATTTCTTGGCCGGGAACGCCTGCAGGCCAGCGCGGGCGAAAATCACGCTCTGGTCGTCGCCATAGTCGGCGATGTCGACGCCGAGGATGCGCGCTCCGGGAGGATTGCGGTAATAGCGGTTGAACGCGGCGCGAACCTCGTCCTCGGAAATCAGCGCGTTCAAGTCAGTGTCGGGGAACTCGCCGAAAATCTTGACCCGCACCCACGGATTATCGCGGCCGTATTCCTTGATCTGCGCCAGCGCATGCTCGATCGACACGCGCGGCGTGCGGTCGGGGTCGTCCGGATCGGCGGTGATCGAGATGACCTCCCATAGCCGTCCAGCGTCATTGCGGCGCGACCACGCGCGAAACAGCGGACCGCCGCGCTTCGTCGGGTTGCCGGCCTGGACTATATGCGCCTCGATCGGGTTGCCGGAGAAGATCGCCTCGCAGGTCGGCATCACCGCGTCTGGATAGTCGCCGGTCTCGTCGAGCAGCCACATTACGTATTTGGCGTGGAGCCCGGCCAGCGCGTTGCCGATTTGCTCCTTGTCGGCGGCCTGAGCCCATCGCCGGGCCTCCAAGCGCCAGGTGTCGGGGAATTCCCGCATGTAGATGCGGTCGCCTGTCTTCTCAAATAGCGATTGCAGCAAAGAAGACTTATTATA